ATTGAGCAGTGTGTGGAAGAAGGGACCTTACTGGGTTATAGGAGAGCGCATAAGCACACAGACGACCCCGGAGAAGATGCTATTGCTGAGATGATCACCAACGCAATAATGGGCCGTTTGTATGAGTGGTTTGTGTTTGACGAGTCAGAGTAGTCAGGAGTAACAGCTGATAGGGGTGCCCGGCCTTCGGTACGGTTTCAGGCTGCCCCCAACGAAAGCAACCACCGCGCCCCCCTTGCGGATGATGGGCCGACCGGACCTGGCGAGCGTAGGGCATGAAAAAGCCCCGGTGGTGGTCGGGGCGGGTCGGGAACAGCCGTGGGGATCAGGCGGCGTGGCACAGCTCCCAGCAGGTGTCGGAGATCAACTGATAAGTGCCGGGGCCAACAACGGCATCCAGTGCGTTGCGCAGGGGAATGCCCGCTTCGGTCAGGGTCAGCACGACCATGGAGATGGCCTGATCTTTGCTGCAACCGGTCTGGGTCAGGCAGTAGTTGAGGGCTTCGGTGATCTCAGGGCGGCGGGTGGCACCAGTGGCGGCGGCGGCAATGGTTTGGGCGGCGTTGCTGGTCATGTCTGGTGTTGGGTGGTGGAGGGCCTCCCCTCCGATGAACTAATAGTAGCGCGTACCGTTGCGGTTAGTAGGGGATTGGCGGATCAGTTTACAACCCGTCACATAATGAAAAAGCCCCTCGGGTGAGGGGCGGTCGCGGCGGGGTTAGCCGAGGTTGTACTTGGCCCAGGTCTTGACTTGGCCCAGGGTTACAAAGCGCTCAATCTCGCCGGCGTAACGAAGCTGGAAACGGTAACCGGTGACGGCCAGGCCAGTACTACCCATGTCAACCATGAACACGCCTACGGCCATGAGAGCAAGTTGAACGTCAGAAGCGGAACGGGCGGTGATGGTCATTTGCTTTGTTAGGTGGTGGAGGGCCTCCCCTCCGATGAACTAATAGTAGCGCTTGCCGTTGCGGTTGCCATGCTCCCATCAGGCCTGTTCACAATCCGTCACTTTTGGTCTTGGCCCTGACCCGTGCAACCCTGGCGGCCTTGTCGGCACGGCCCTCTGGTGTGAGCCGTTCCCAGCAACGCCGGCAGATCTCCCCATAGCGTCCGCTGCGGCCTGCTCCACAGGCTGAGCAGATCAACCGCTCTGCTGGTGGGATCTTCCCGGCTTTCCTGGCACGCCAACGGCGGGAGCGCTCGGCGTTGGTGGGGTCGCTCACCACTCCCCCAGGCGATGGCACTGCAGCACCGTGGCGCGAGGGCCGAGGCCTGCCAGCTCGATTGCTGACAGCTGCGCATGGGTTAGGGACTGGGCCTGCAAGTGCAGGGTGCGACGTTGTCCGGAAGGGGCCAGCAGGTGGATTTCGTAGGGGTGGGTCATGGCTGCGGTGGGATTGCTTGCCGGGATAGGCTCCCGGCGGGCCGTGGGTGGGTCAGTAGCGAGCGGCTAATGCAGTGGCCAGATGACGCAGGAAGTGGTGAAAGTCTCCGTTTGCAAAGTCCAGTTTCCGCACAATGCCGGCGATTTGCTCTTGCTCGGCGGCTGGTGCGTTGTCGATGGCTTCAATCACCACAGAGGTGGGGATGATGTGGGCGGTGCCGTCCGGGGCTGTCACTTCGTAGATCATCTCGGCCAGCTGCTTCTCCTCAAAGAACAGCTGCAGAAAGCGGCGGGTGCCAGTGGCGGAACGGTGAGCGGTGGTGGTCATGTCTGGGGTTGGGTGGTGGAGGGCCTCCCCTCCGATGAACTAATAGTAGCGCCTAGCGTTGCGGTTGGCTTGGTCACAAGCAGGCTGTTCACAAACCGTCACACATCTGTAACAGGAGTAGGCGCCATCGACTCAAACACCGCTTTTGTCAGGTCATCGCTCAACGGAACACCCGTATGCTTTGCGACTTCCTTGCGATGACGTGCAGCCATTCCGGCATAAGTAGGATCAATCCTTGCTATCTCAGGGTCATACGGCGCTACAGCACACCGGCACCGTGGATGTAACGGTAACTTTAACTCTGTACGTCGATAAATACGACCTGCCCTGTCTCGACATACTGGACAAGTCCGATCGTCACTTGTCGCGTAATACATCACTAGATCAATTCCTATTGTAGCGTAATACGCATTACTTGCTTCCGAATACGCACGCATACTTTCGGTTCGTACAATGGTCTCCGCTCGCCCTCTTGTAATCACTAGACGGTCTCGCATATCACGCACCATCGCATCAGTAGGGCGACCTTCTGCAATCCCCTGCGCCACAATCTCCGCAGCAGTTCGGGCAAACTCATCCCCATGACGCCTTAAATACCCCTTAGCCTGCGCCGCAGCAGCCATCGTTGCCTCAATCGGAATTGTAATATCCACTCGTGGATGAGTGGGTAGTAGCTCACCCGTGAGCGCATCAGCTGCCACGATCCCAAGCTTGGATGCCTCCGCAACTAAATTCCGGAATAACTCGTCATACTGGTCCTGCATGTCCGGCCGCACAGCAGGAATCAGCTCACGGAACACTTGCAACAGCAGCACATTCCGTTGGCTTGGATCTCGCATGCCGCGTCGCATATGCTCCCGTGCTCGGCGAAGCAGACGATTAAACGAGCTCTCCAGAACCTGATTTAATAGTACAACTACATCATCCTCGGCATTCCGTAGCAGATTGTTGTAGCGCTCAAGTAGATCCAAAACTTAGGCTAGTAGACCTCCCATCCAGCACGTAGCGATTCAATTTCGCTCTCGGGGATAGCGGAGAGTCCTGCGATATTCTGCCGGAACAATCGGGAAATTCCAAGCTTGGCAGCACGGAGGGACGCGAAACCGGTGGCATAGGGACCGTCGATCAGCTCCCCGTCGCGGTCGAAGCGGGCACGGTACAGCTTATAGGCCCGGGCGCGGTGAGGGCCGAACACCACCATCGGGGCCGCCTGGCTGGAATCAGTGCGCTGGCCGTCAGGCCCCACCAGATAGCCCGCGCAGAGGTCGTCTACCCGGTGGGTGACCCGGATCCGCAGGCCGTGGGCCTCGTAATGGTCGAAAGCGTCGGTCTTGGCGCCGTCCTCGGGGGGCGGGGGTTGATCCTCCGGGGGCTGCTGGGCGGCGAGCTGCAGGTTCTGATACCCCATCATCCGGCTCTCGAATGAGGCGTCCGCAGCAGCGCTCAGCTGCTTGGTTACAGCAGCATTGAGCGTGGTTTCAGTGTTGAAGTCGGTGCCACCAAAGCGGGCTTCACGTACTTCAATGGCGTTCAGTACACCGAGATTAATATATGTGTTGTCTATTTGAGCTTGGGCAGCGCGGATGTCAGCTTTCTCTTTATTAGTCTCAGTAAAAGCTGAGGGGAAAGAGACGGACCAATTACGTGGGGGGCGGCCTCGGGTGGGGCCCTCCTTGCTGGCCAAGATGTAGGAGAAGATCTGCTCGACCGCTGACATGCAGTAGAGCTCTTGCCAGTTCTCCACCAGGGAAGCCCAGAGGCGCTCTTCAAACCGGCCCTCTTTGCCCAGGCCACCGGGGGATTCCCCCATGAGAATGGCAGAAGGCCAACCAGTGGCAGCTTGTAGGTCTTTGATGAAGGGATCTGTGGCTGAAGAGATATTGTTGAGAGCACGGTTGAGATATGTAACTGTCTCTTCTTTGTCAATGACCATGCCTTTGTACATACTGCGAGATAGGATATTGGCTTCTAGGCGCTTCCGGATGTCTGATTCGTTGCCAGCAGCAATACGATTAAAGAGTCCTGGGATGCTGTGTACAAATAAATCTGCGTCTGAAAGCATTGTTTCCAAACCCATCATGCCGCTTTCGTAGCGCTTGTAGGCGTCCCAAATTAGTTGCAGAACAGATTGGCCCCAGCCGACGTTACGTACTCGGAGATTCCAGGGGAGATACAGCCCATCGAAGCGGGCCACTCGGGATGCGTGTATGCGTATATCGACATATCTGCTGGTCTGGTCGGGCGACATGCGCTGCGAAGTGGAAATCCGGTAGAACTGAGGCTTGCTGTAGTCAATAATCGTGAAGTCCTCTGGTATCACCTCATGGCGAGACAGCGGGACTAGGCCTCGAACAGCGCGGATACGTGTTGGGTCAACAGGTTCTTCAGGCGGAAGGCCGTCGTCAATCAGCAGAACTAGGAGAGCGCCACCGTATAGCCGTTGGAGCTTGACAACTTCAGCGTAAGCGCGGCGAAATTCTAGGTTTTTAATGTATTCATCGAAATCAGCAATTAGATCGTTAGCATTGGGGATGTCGTCCCCGCCTAGCTTAATTGTTGCAGGGTGTCGCAGAACTGTATCTGCGATGTTATCTACGTAGCGACGGGGAATACCGTTTAGATACAGTATTTCTAATTCTGTCTGAGAAAGCAGTGAAGCATTCGCAACTCTTGTGGCGACGCTGCGATCGGTAGAGGCAGTCCCCATGCCGGTTAGCACGTTCACCAACGCGCCATCTGTACGACTTACAGATTCGTTATTCCGGAATATATCAGACGAGTCAGACACTCGATGTTGGTGCGCTATGTGCTACATCCTATCGCTGGAATGTAACTTTGCGAACTTACATTGGGCGCAGAGGAACTTACAATGAGTGCAGAGGAACTTACAATGTGCGCAGAGGAACTTACACTGGACACTTAGATATTTGCAAAGAACGCTGCAGTATTTGGAGTTTCTGGAATCAGACTGCAGGCAAAGGCCAACGCCATGACAGTATCATCGTTGAAACCGGATGCAGCGGCACGGACTCCGTGATCTTTCTGCTGGAAAGCGCGGAGTTCGTCCACAATCACGCCCTCTGGGAATATCAGGTCGTCATGTTCCAACAGGAACAAGATGCGGTCCGTGGCTGTGATCTTACTGGGTTGAGAAGTGGAGAAGAGCTCAATAGCGTACTCGGGGACAATGCCTTGGAGCGCTTCAGCGATCACTGCACCCATGGCCTGTTTTTCTACGATGATGCGATGCGGGATGTAGTCTTCTATAAGCTCTTTGATCCTGCGCAGGCTGTACTCAGTGCTGCGGCCGTTTTCACGATATAGGCTGACGACTTCATAAGGCTTACTGGTGATGTCAAGTACCAGTCCTACGAAATAGTCACTGCCGCCTGCGTTGGGATCTATCGCTAGTACATATGTACGGTTAACCGAGCCGCATTCGCGCCAGGAGCCACGGGCGCCACGGCTGATCAGGTCATAGGGGTAGATCTGGCTGTCGGTGGCGCCGAAGGAAAGCTCGTACTCGGTGGCCCAGGCGGACTGGGTGATGCGACGATCCTCCCGGGTTTTCTTCGCCCAGTTGGGATCTTGGTTGTAGACCGGATGCTGGGAGTAGTGAATTGCGACGCGGAGCCACTTGTCTGGCAACTGCGCCAGGCGGCTATTGAGCTCTGCAATAACAGCAGGGCCCTGGGCGGGGGTATCACGCGCACGCTCG